ACCATTGAGGGTGAGGGTGCGGTCATTTACTACATCAATGTCAACAATAGTAAACGTTCCACCTTGCCGTTCAATACCGTTTAACTTAAATCTTACATCTTGGATAGTGCCTCTAACCATATCAGGGTTAAAAGTATTATAAACCTCAGTTATCATTTCCCTAATATCTGTGTTAAATTGGGTCAATATGCCGATTAGTTGACCATCGGCACTATTACTATCTAGCACAATATCAGCACCATAAATTGCTTTATATGCTGTTTCTAAGTCAGCCTGTATCTCAGTGCTTGTTTTGGTGGTGAGTCCTGTTGTATCTAAAATATCTGCCATAAATTATTGCTCCTTAGTTTAATTATAGCATTAAAGGGTGAGGGTTGACTTTATTTTACCAACATAGTATAATTGTTTATGTTAGGAGAAAATGTTATGAAAAGTGAAACAAGAAGTTTAATCGAAAATGTTATAGTTGCCATCGCCAAAGAAATTGCATTAGAGCAAGATGATGGCAATAATATTGATTATAAAAAAGAAATTACAAATGAATATTGGTTATTATTCAATAATAGTTTTTGGGATAATGAATTATTACCTGTAATTAAAGCACAATGTTCTAATTTAGGTAAAAGAAAACCATTGAATGATTATGGACAAACTAAAACATGGCGTAATGCTCAAAAAAAATTAGATAATTATATACATAGTCAAATTAAATAATTTTATTCATTTATATTATTACTATTTTTATTAAATGTTCCTTTATTGTCAACTGATTTTATTTGTTCAGGTTTAAATGCTACAAAAGTATCACCACCCAATGTTTTAAATCTAACATCAGGATATTTTGCGATAATTCCATCAAATCCTTTTTCTTTCAGATATTCAGTAAAATCTTCACCTTCTAAATTTTCTAATGCTGTACTTAGAATATTATTAGGCTCTAAATTACCACTTTCTATATATTGTTTTATTTTACGTTCTGCACGTTCAGTATTTCCACCTGAATATTCTTTTATTTTGTTTATATTGTATTCTTTAATAGTATCTGTTAAATTATCAATATTTTCTTTTGACAACACAAAAGGTTTTTTAATATCTAAATGAACTTTCATTATATTTTTTGGATTAAATTCTTTAGCTGTATTTATATCTTCTGTAAAATTAAAACCATATCCTAAAACACTTCTTTTTATTTTAGATTCGTCAAAACTTTCAAACTTAGTATCTGTACCATGATAAACCACAAGAGGTTCACCTTCTTTATTTACTACTTTTGAGTCTTTAAACCAATCTTTAAACTCTTTTGTTTTTGTTTTATCAGCTACTTTTTTGCTACTTTTACTCTCAACTTTACTCAAAAAAGCCTTAACAGCTTCATCCTGTGTCTGCCCTTTTTTAATAGGAATATGATTGCCTTTTACAGTTATCCATTTAATATCATCGTCTTTAGCGTTAAGATATTCTACAGACACATTGGCAAGGTCTATTAATTTATTCAATAAATCTTTTCTAACTAACATAACCTACCCTTCCAAACTCACCGTATCAGTATAAGGTGTTTCACTGTAAATATCATAATAAGTAAAATCTGCTGTGTATGCTCTATCGTTTACAAAGCTGTTGTATTCAGTTAATGCTAAAACCTCAGGTATACTTGTTATTATATTTTGTACATCTGTATCTAATAATTGTCTTTGGTTTTTAGAACCTAAGCGTGTTCTCCAGTCAATACCAGCTTGTAAATTAAAAAAACAATCACGTTTCCATTCATTAATCTTTGTTTTTATATTCAACGCAACGCCAGCATGACCAGTGATATAATCACTCTTGCCATGCCCAAAAACCCAATCATTTTGCTCTGTGTTGTTTCGTATCTGCATAGTTTAATTATAGCATTATTATACTATTGATGTTACAATCCCATTATCTACCTTTACAGCTTTACCATCTTGACTAACAAATGAACCACTTGCCCCAGTTGATACATTTACCGAACCTGTGAGGTTGATTGTTGGGCTTAGAATAGTAGCTGAAGAAGTAGCCCCTACGTTTACATTAGAACTTTTTATATTAAACTTACCATCATTTGTTGCCTGATACAACGGTATAGCCACACAATAAGATAGGTCGTGCATTAAAGTATTAGCCAAAGGGCTTACTTGACCACTGTCAAAGTATGAGCTAAATTCTCTGTCATTAAATAATAATAGACATGGTGTACCTGTGGTTAAAGGGTAATCAATACCACTAGCACCACTACCCATATACCAAACTTTAGCAAATATAGGTGGATAATCTCTCCATGTGCTTGTACCATCAGGGTTAGTTCTTATTAGTTTTTTATTTGTAATACTACAACGCACTTCATTATCAGCTAAAACCTCATCAATCACACCGATTCGCATTACATTTAACTTTGCGAATGTTTCAGTTTGAAAAGCCTTTATAACTGAGTATATAGTTGGGTCGTTTACTAACTGATTAAAATAGTCCATAGTTTAATTATAACATTGATTATTTTTTATATCTGTGATATAGTTATTATGTTAGGTAAATAAAGAGGTAAATATGAAAAATGATTGTATGAATTGTGAAAAAGAAGCAATTTTAAATTATGCCGATATAAGTATTGAATTAGACAAGTCTAAAAAATATTGTGGAATATTAGAAAAATGTCTTGATACTAAAGAAGAATTATGTAAAGTATTAAGAGAAGATAATGAATTATTACGTAATAAATTAAATTTATATACTAACGGTCATTAGCCACCTTGCCCCCACCACGAGGTGTATTAACGTGCTAGTGGTCGTTTAATCCCTTTTGGAAATAACCTAGGTGTATTATGTTCCATCTTTGATTATATATAGCTTCACCGCTCCAAGAACCTTTTAATTTTTGTAATGCTGCATATTGTGAAGTTACACCGCCACCATATAATTTAAAATCTGTAGCATAACCTGATAAGTGTAGAGAATTGGAAACACCGCCATTTTTAGCATTATTCTCTTTACTACGCCATCCGCTACTAACAATCATTTTAGCACCCGGAAATACTTTATTTACTGTATTATATGCTTTTACTATTGTTTGATAAACAGCTTGAACATTACCCAAAGATAATTGTGCCATTCTTTCAGCGTTAGTATTATCTTGACCTACAGCGTTAGACCATTTAATATTACCTATTAATATTTTATTTGGAACAACCCCATTGTGTGTTTTTATGTAATTATAAACTTCAAAAACACTTGCTAGTTCTGCCTTGCCTAAAGGTGTAACTTTAAAGTCTTTAACTTGGTTTATTGGCTGGTTAGGGGCTTCAAATGTAAATATCTGATTAGAATTAGGTATCAAAGGTCCTATAAATAAATTAAGGGTTGTTCTTGCCTCTCCTGCAACCGCACCACTTATAGTGCCTGCATGGTGGATTCCTATAACTTTTAATTGACCGTTAAATATTTTAGCTGTGGTTGAAGTTAATTCGACTAATTGTCCTACAGTTATTCTAGGTTCAAATATCATATCAATTTCAACTTGTGCATCCCTACGCTTTGGAGTGCCTAAAAGTCCTGTGTCGCTATCTATTTTATATATTTCTGCATCTTCTAATACTTGTTTATTACCTAAAACATGTAACTTGCCCAAGTCAACAAAACATAAGCCACCTGTAAGTTTATTTATAGCATCAAAACTAACGCTATCAATAGATAAATGCCCTGTAATACGTTCATTAGGCAAACCTACAGAACCAAGTTTTATATGCTCCATATCCGTAGCAAGAGTTTTTATAATGTCATGTGTTCCTGTTCCTTTTGGGAAAGTATGAGTACGGTGGTCAAAAATCCCAAAAGCATCAAGTGCTTGTATCTCTGTTACCATTTCAGTGCCTTGTCGCTCACTGTATGCTTGCATTACTTTACCTGTAAAAAGCAAAGATAATTGATCGCCGTAACCTGCGTAAAAATCAACAAAGCAAAATCGGAAAATATTATACTTATCTTGGAAAATCTTATCTCTAGTATTTTCAGCTAAATTATAAATTCTGAAAGTAGCATTATTAGCACTTGCGTAGGTATTACGTACAATGTCGAAATCACAACTTAAAGGACTAGAAATTGTAATTACTTCGGCATTCCCAGTATCAGAAGTTGTCGGAGGCACAGTATAAATTAGTTTATAATTTCTTTGAAATTTACTCATACTTAAATTATAGCATGAGGTTTTTGCCACCTATATGGTTCAGTAAAAGCTTTTTCTACAGACCATTTATATACTTTCAATCTTGCATGTATTGTTCCATAGTTTAAATTTAATTCTTCACACCACTCAACTAATGATTTAGTTTCTTTGTTATAGGTTACATAAAAATTATCTCTTTTATTTCTTGATTGCTGTTTATTTGTTGCCCATCTGCAATTTTCTTTAGAATAACCTTTATTATTATCTATTCTGTCTATGCTATATTTAGGGTTTGGCTTCATCCCCATATCTTCTATAAAGTTTTCAAAAGATTCTATCCATCTATCGCATACAGTTATTCCACGTCCTGCATACAAATCAAAATCTTCTTTATTCGCTTTATTTATATCACATCTTTTTTTCATCCCAACCCATGTATTATATTCACTAGTGTGTCTAAGTCCATGAGTTTTTTTTGATTCTTTTAGGCACTCGATATTATAACAACCACAACTTTTAGTAATTCCTTTTCTAACGCAATAACTATCAATTACTTTTTCATTGCCACAATCGCATTTGAATAACCATCTTTTACCATCAATTTTTTTAATAGCTGTCAATCTGTAAAACTTTTGTCCTGTCATGTCAATTAGTTTCATAATTATAACCTCCCAGTTATTAATCCGAAATATTAAAATGTGGGCAAGTGGTCGGATGTTCCACTATTCGAGAGCTACTCTAGCCCACACTTATATTATACATTAAAAATATTATTTTCGCTAGCATTAACATCGTCTTTGTTAAGTAAATATACAGTTACTCTATTTGTTACAAAATCATCGATAGCAAAAGGTTCTACTCCATCACTAGCTTGGAATGCTAAACCAAAAGGTATAATGTGTTTAAAACTGCGTAAAATGTTCATGCCCAAAACTACTTTATTGCCATTACTTATAATATCATTATATGTAAAATCAAAATACCAGCTTAACTGTGTTTCATAAAAACGTAAATTAAAAGCAACTGTTTCTTGGTTCTCTAAAACCAATGTGCATGTTTGTTTTGGATTATCTGTAAATTCTGTTATTATTCTCATGTGTAAAATATCCTATATAATGTGGTCGTACCATCGTCTTCTTTGCCTTTTACTTTACCTAAATTTTCAGTTATTGCCTTATTTGCTGCCACCCTACCTGCATATTTTTCAGCATCAACTTTTACAGTTTTAGTCTCTACACTCCTATACTGTTTTAAAGTTACAACCAATCGAGACATGCTTGCAGTATCACCTTGCTCCATGCTAACACTTTCAATTAAGAAATCAGTATTAGTAAAGTCTCCAAATGGAGTTTTTAAAGAGACTAAAGCTCTTGCGTTTCTTATTGTATTCAAATTAATAAACGCACTAGCTTGTTTTATAGGTATTATTTCAGCTGAAGGTTCATATTGTGCAGCATCAAGTGGGCTTACCTTGTTTTTGTTAAATAAGTTTTTTATATCTGTAAAATTTTTAGTATATCTTTTTATAGATGCCTCAACATAATTATAAGTTCCAACTGCAACATTAGCATAATTGCTAATAGTTGGGCATATACCTGAAAATGCACCTAATGGCTTAGTAATACTTTCCCATCCGCCTATTTTTTGTGTGCTATCTTCAACTTGCTTTTTTATATCTAATCTTCTATTAAATACTTTTTCAGCTACAAACCCTGATAAGGTATATCTTATAGGTTTTAAAGCCATATGGTCTTGACATGCTGAATTATCCTCAACATAATGGTCAGTAATATCAGCTTCAGCTTCAATCTGATTACTTTCTATGATATCAAATAAATAATGTATATCAATAGCAACCCGACCTTTAATTATAATCTCGGCTTTAGGTCTTAATTCAGGTGCTGTGGATGGAACTGGTGCTGTCATTTAAGGTCTCCCATCTGCTTGCATTGAAGTTGCCCATAAATAATCGTTTAATATTTTACTAGCTGGTAATAAATTTTTAGAATCAAAACTATTATAATTATTTTGATTTATTGTTTGTTGAGCGTTTACATTTGCCATAGAATTTTTAGGCTTATTCATATCAAGAGCGTTACTCATTGGATTAGTAGTTGGATATGGAGTATTTGGACTAAAACCAAAAACTTCTTCAGGATATTTATGGTATTTGTTAAAAAATTTTTCTCTCAAAATCTCGCCATGCTCTTTGCCCATAAATGCAGGGTTTGCGGCTACTTTAATTATTTCACGCATTATCCTTAATGTATCGCCGAACATTTTATTGATACTATCTGCCCATTGCACTAGCCCCTCAAACTTTTCGCCTAATATGTCGAAAGTTGTTCCTATCGCTGATTTTTTACCAGTTGCCCAACCAGCCAAATCTTCTAATATCAGATATAAAGATAAAACTGCCGCAGCTATTGGATTAATAGCTGCCAATGCTATTATCGACAAGCCCGCAAAAACTGGTTTCATTGCACCGGCAGAAGAATATATTTTATGAAAAGCATCAAATACTTTTGTTACAACCTCAACAATAGACATAAACCCTTTTTCTAACTTAATCAAAGTAGGCATTAATTCTAATAATGCTTCATCTTTCATCAAGCTAAATTCCATATGAACTTTACGCAATGCTAATGAGTATTGTTGCATGGCTTGTCGTTGCTCAGGTGAAAGCATTAGCTTGTTCATTTCTTCAAGTTCTTCATTGGTCATCCTTAATACAGTTATCATTTCAGGGCTAAATCCCATTTGCTGTATTAAATTTGTTGCCGTCATATCATCCAGCCCACTAATAGCTGAACGTAAATCTTCAAATATTTGGTTAGCATCTTTTCCTATTGGGTTTATTCCCAATATTTGATATGGTTCAATATTTCCTTGATTTAATCTAATAGCTGCAAGATTAGATTGAACCGCCTGCATGGACTGCATAACCGTCTCAGGACTAATATTTAAGTTACCCAGCATCCCAGCCTGTGCAATACGTTGCATGTTGCCGATTGCCAAACCTGTTTGTTGATTAAAACTTATAAAATTTTGATTATTTTTTGCCAAAGACATGGACATGCGGTCAATAACTGTAATAGTAGCCAAAACACCAGCCGCAAATCTAGTAGCTGATTGCAAAGTAGATTTAAGATTTTTGTCAAAGCCTTTTACTTCTTTGTCATCAACCTTAAACCCTAAAGCTACAAATAATTCATCTATTAAGCCGCCTGCCATAAAATATTAATCCTTTTTCTCGTTTAATTTCATTTCTGTATCAAAATACTGGTTACAAAACATTTCAAAATTATATGTATCTAAAACTTTGTCAATTTTTGTTTTCCCTATTACTTCGATGCTCCCGCTGAAATACCCTGCTTTTGCTAAAGATAAAGCTATTGATCCGAACTCGTCTGCGTTTGTTGTGTATTTAGGTCGGATTCTATTTTCTTGTAATACTGTTTGAATACTGAAATAATAGTTTCCAACCAAGTAAAAAAAGGATATATATTTACCTCTAAACACGCTTGCAAAATTATATAATAATCTTTTCGTGATTCTTTTTTATCATTAAATAAATTATCTGTGATTTGTATTCCATCATATAAGCAATGTTTTAAACATGCGAATACAGCTTTTTCAAAATCAGGTGATGAATCACAACCCAATGCTATATTTTTTACAAGATTGATAGCATTAGGTATAGATTTCCCAAGAGCATCTTTTAATTCGGCTAAAGTTGTTACGCCCGTCATATCTATATCAAGATTATATTTTAATATTTCTTTAAAAATACAGTTTTTAAGCGTTTTTACTTCATCCCATTCTGCTTCATTGATAACAATTTTAGCCCCTGATTGTCCTTTAAATTCTTTAGTCATTATGCCATACCTCTAGTTGCTAATGCTGCTTTCATT